CGTCCGACTGATAAAAGTGTTCAAACAATCTATTATTACGTGGTGAGGCAGGAATAGTAAACGACTGAGTGAAGTCAGTGTATACCTTCGCTAAGTCTTGAACGTTTTGAATTGAACTATTAATTTGGATTTCTTCATCGTTAAACAACTCTAACTTTTCGTAGTTATCGGTAGCAACTTCAATATATATATCAACCTTTCTCATTATACAACACTATTAATTAAATCATACGCAAATTCAAATTCTAAACTATAATTAATTTGTTTTGTATTTATAGACTTGTTAAGCTCGATTGATTTAGTTTTAAGGATAGCAGGCTTTTCATCTACTAACACTTTTTCACTAAGCATCAATTGTTTTAAATTATCTTTGAAGTCCTCTTCAACCCATCCGCTGTTCACTTTAATGCTTTGTATACCATTTTGGTTATACGTTGTACGTTGGCCACCTGTTAAACTGTAGTCGTACGGTTGCATTAAGTTGTAATCTTTGTTAGTTACTTCGATATTATCGTTTGAAGCCTTAAAGAAAAACTCACGTTGGAACGCACCATATTTATTTATGAAGTCAACCTTAACAGGTATATATAAACATTCCTCAACAGGCTTAAACGTCCATGTAGCTTGAACTACATTTGAACTATTTATTACCTCAACAATCCAAGGCTCTGTAAACCTACTATTATAGCATCTTGGCACGTAATACCAACCGAATCCCAAAGATGAACTAAGGTAAAGAATCCCCTCCGAATCAGTCCATCTAATCTTATCATTTGACTGAACGTAAACCAATATAAAGCCAGCATTTGAACCACTATGATAGTAGTAAGTCTTTTGGTCTAACAAGTAATTGCCACCGCTATAATTCACACCATTTGCAAACTCAGTGAAACCATCCGTAGAAATGTAGTCTGTTGTATCAATTAATGATTCCGTAGTGCCAACGGTCTTATATCTCTTTACTCTTACGTTTAACTTTTGAACACTACCGTATGAAGATGTTAAGGTTGTAATGTTTGAGTATACCGTGTGGTCAAAGTATTCACGAATATATGGCGCAATGTCGTAGTATGTTGTTGGCGCATTCGATGCGGGAATTGCTTTACTTAAGTTATATTGTGGTGTACCACTAAACGTTGTCGCACTAATAAATAATTCTATTCGTGTACTTACCTGACTTGTTTCATTGATGCTAATGATATACGGTGACCTTGCTCTAATCATTTCGGTTGTTTAATTGAGTAATTAAAAATCTTTTCTAAATCTATTTTCAAGTCGTTGACTAATTCTTGAGGTAAACGTTTGTAAGCTGCTTCAAATGGTTTAGTAAAAAACAAAGTAGGCCTTATACCTTTTGCATAAATTGACCGTGTGATTAACCATGCTGTTGAATCATAACTCATAAACTTCCCCTTCTTATCTTTGAACTGAAACTTACGTGCCTTAACCCATCTGTTTATACCATCGGTTAACCCTCCTTTTTTACCTTTACCGCTCCCAAACTTATAAGGTGAGTTAGGAGCTTTAGCACTTGACTTCTTACCCCTTACTCCTTTATCTTGATAGTTACCGTACTCCTCCATTTGAAAATTCAAGAAGTAACCTTTTGCGTAAACCTTTGCTTCACCCTTCAAAGAGTTGTAAAGCTTTCTTGATACGTTCCTATCTCCTTTTGTTAAGTTAGTTCGAGCTTGTTTTATTACCGAGGCCTTGAACTTATCCAACGCATCCTGTAAGCCTGACTCCCTTAAATCTGCTAACATATTGTCATTTCGTTAGGTGCTAATATGTCAAAGGTCATTGTCCAACCTGCAACCGCATCGGTGAAACGGTCCACAAAAGGCTCGCAACTTGCTGTATCATCTAAAACTTCATAGCCAGCATCGTTTATATCCCCACGTCTTACTCTCTCAAATATTCTATTAAGTATACTTAAAGTAGTATTTAAAACATCGTCCTCATTATCATTACCCTTGAATATATCAACTACATCGTCTTTGCTAATATCAACTATTGACATCATAACCAAAGATATGTTATATACCGTTGTATTGCCTCTAAATGCTACATCGTTAAAGATAATATGGCACAATGGGTACATGTCTTGCTTCGCATTTGTGATTTTATCAAGGCTTCCTTTCGTTACTCTATTCACCAATGGATCAGCAAGTATAGAATCGTGCAATAATGTAGATAGGTTATAATAGTTTTTCATGTGATTTCTTTAATTGTTTAACCTCAATTCTACTTTTTTGTTGTTCAAAGGTTAAAAATGTTAAGCATTGATGAAGTCCCAGCGCTGTAATCTCGTCAAATCTTCTAATGTCTCCTTGAGCGACGTGATAGATTGAGCTATACCATCCCCATTGTTTTGAGAATTGAACATTTTCTGAATATGGGTTTTGTTCTTCATTTTCTCCAAAGAGGACAGAGTACTGCTTATTAATTCGATTCCTAAAGTCCAAAAAAAAACCGAAGCGGGTAGTACAACGTCCAATGGTGCGTATTTTAACACTTCTGAGTAACTTAAATCACCTTTGTAAGGTTCTATTTCATATTTGCCTTTAACATCCTTTACAATCGGTCTATACATCACCGCTAAAGCTTTGTGTATGTTTTGAAAGTCTCCGATGTTTGCCTCGATGTCGATGTACTCACCCCAGGATATTTCTTCAATGTCTGGTATAAATCCAAACTCCACATCATTTAATTTAAACCTATGTTTGAACTCAGTCTTTTCGTTAAATATTTTATTAAAGTGTTGCACCAACTCTATTACCGTTGATGCTTTCATCTTAACAACTTCCTTCAATTCAAGACCGCAGAAGATTTCAATCATTTTCTGAAATACAAAATCTTTATCGTCCGAGTTGTTCAAAGTAAGCATGTACTTTTGATACCTATCTAAACTGATTTCGGATAGGTTGGAAGGTATTTCAATTTCTACTTTCATATTAATTCTTCTCCAGTTAGTGCAAAGTATAAATTTTGTAGTTGGTGAACATATTTAAAATCATATCCAGTTACAAATCTTTTTTCGTTAAATTCTGGTATCATTTTATTTTTATTTACCGTCCAATACAATTTTAATTCATGGTTTCTACTTTGGTGATATTCATTATTTATTAAATCAAATCCTAACTTCAATAACCAATCTTCTGTAATTGGAATAGGTTGATAAAAGTCATCCAAAGGATCGTCATATAAATCCAATATTTGTTCTGCTGTAATTTGAGCATACTTTGGCTCTAAAGTGTCTTCTTTAAACCAATTACCTATTCTTAATTCTTCTGCTCTCATTTTGCCACCATTACTTTAGCTCTTACACCCTTCCAATACTTCAATGATGCTTCTGCTTTCGCAACTTCATTGTCGATTGACTCAACGCATTGGAACTTCCAATTATCTCCGTATTCGTCTTTGTAAGCATCTACAACTTTAACACTGCTTTCATTAATCATTTGTCTTAAACTCTTACCTAATTCCATATTTACCTTTGTTTGGGTTACTTAATTGATAACTAACTGCATATCTTAACGCATCTAATGCGTGGTTATATTTGTCTATTGGTGTTTCTGACTTCTTTTCAAGCCAACAATAGTTATTTAATTCTTTTATCAAATCTACGGAATTTTCATCAATAATTAGTTCGTAATCTCTAATCATTTCAATCCCTTCCGTTATTTTATGTTTAACACACGGGACTACGTTATTTCCTTGATGCTTTAATTCTGTTATAAGCCTTGGCTCTGCATTGTCCCCAATGATTAAACCACCTTTTGCGAAGTGATTGTTTAACCTTGCTAACTCTGACGTTACTAAATTAGTTTGATAAATATGCAGTTTACAATAAATAATCTTATGAGTTTTATCTATTGACGTTTCTACGAGTGTTGTCGGGTCGTTACTGAATCCGTAATCTTGACCAAACACTGACCCGTTATCATTATTGAACGTTCCTATCTTCCAATTGTTGTAGATAACTCCTTCAGCTTTGTCTAACCAACCGCCGAGTATTGTGTGTTTATACTTCTCAGGTCTGCGTTCTTTTATCGTTTTTATTTGATTTAAGAAACTTTCAGATAAGTTTGATATATTGTCCTTATATGTTGTGTGAATGTACGTCGTATCGCCTTTAATTGTATTAACTCCAGCTTCTACTCCTTTACTCTCGAAAAACTTTTGATAGATGAAATGTTCTTTAGTCGCAGGGTTAAGAATAAGTATTACCCTGTTTTGTTTTTCTTTATGCCTTATTGAGTAATCAATCTTATCAAATACATCTTCATCGGTTAACTCTTCTGCTTCATCTAACACCCATGTTGTTACACCTGCTAATGATTTTAGATTAGCTGTTTGAGTTCCGCTCGATGTCTTAATACCTTTGAAGAGAATCTTACTTCCTGTTCTTAGATTAATTATTTCGTCTTTGGTAATATGGAAATCAGAGTTTTTACCTAATAAATCAACCTTATCAATAAACTCAGGTATAATAGAGACGTGAGCAGAAGTAAGGGTATAACGTGTAAATAATATAACATGGTTTGATTCGTAGGTAAGAAGCAGTAGAAGTAAATTAATAGAATATGACTTACCACTACCCCGACCACCTGTAACAATGAAATATCTACTGTCATTTGCAAAAGCTTTATATTTCGGGTTCAGGACTACCAAAACTTATTAAGTCTTTTAGTGTTGTTGTGTTAATGTTAATGTCTGATTCAACTCTTTCTTTTGGTTTACCATATGAGTATTCAATGATAATCTTTGAGGCACTAATTTTGTCAGCATCCTTTGACTTATCACTAACTACTATGTTAGCTAAGCATTGAACAGCATCTAATGAATAAGGCATCATTAAGTCTCTGATTCTGTTCTCCTCGTCTTTTGGTTTACGACCTGCTCCTGGTCTCGCTCCTCCTGTTCCAGCCATTGATTTTGTATTGTTTATTCAATTACCCTAAAAATGCGCCTTTGTCATCTAACTTCATATCATAAGCATTGTACACTTGTTTCATCTTACGTAACATTTCGTTAAGACAAGAAGCACATGAAGTTGGTTGCTCGTTTGTTTTGAACACTCGGTTGTAAACTTTTAAGAATTCTAATTGTTCGCTTGGTCTAACCTTTACAACCATTTTAGGAAGCAGGTTAGTAAGTGTTCCGTGTTCTTCTTCTGTTAAGCACTCTGGTGTTTTGTAAGGGAATAACTTGTTTAGTTTCTCCTTACGTTTATCGCAGTTACAATCTTCACCAGCAATGAAGTGTACAAGTTTATCTATCCCTGTTGCCTCTGTGAATTTAGCTACTGTATCGCCAAACCCCTTTGATACTCTTTTTGCCATATTTTTAATTTTCTTTTACATTTTTTAATAGTGTGAAAAATAGAAGTCAAACTAATTTTAGTTTCCTTTTCTATTTCACGCATTGATTTACCGCTTCGCAAATATAATAAGAATAATTGTTGATCAAACCACTCCCATGTTTTTATTTGTTCTTCAACACTCTGATAGTATAACTCTATTTCATATGTTTTGTTGTTTTCATCTTCTGATAGGTCAACCATAAGGTCTATGTCAACCATTGATATTTCTCGTTTGCAATAGTCAAAGAAGATGTTACGCAGCATTATCCAAATGAATGACTTTGTTATTACTTGACCTTTACCATATTTGTGAAAACGTATGTACATATCTTGTACTATGTCTTCCGCTTCGGTCTTAGCTCCGAACCTCTTTACTATTCGTACCCATTCATCGTGATACTGCGATACTTCTTTTAAATCCATGTGTATAAACAAAAACACCCTTACACCAATCGATGC